CTTGTTATTCAAGTAGCTAACACTGTTTAATAAGGTTGATTCTACTACTAACGCTGTTACATCATATGGTATTTCATCATATGGTGCTGAGCCGTAAGGAGTGTAGCTACCATTAGTGCTCCAGACTATTCCGTTAGGGCTAGTGTATATTGGAGTAGCTGAATTTGTAGTTGTTATTACATATGTACCATCTGCATATACAATGTCTGTCACACCAACTGGTTGATTAGAAATATTATCAATAACCCAGTCTGTGTTATCTGGACTTGCAATCACTGCTGAATATTCAGGGCTATTTGCGGCTCCAATATAGCCGGCTCCATCCCATACAATAGATACTGTATCTATCTCTGTTGGATAGAAAGGTTGATCTTGCAATATAGTATCTAATTCATATTCATCATCTGGTGCAAATGCATTACCGTAGTATGTAGGATTAGGATATGTTATGCCATTTACTAACTGAGTTAGGTCTAGACCCGGCATATTTACAGTAGGTTGATAATAACCAACGATTCTATCAAGCGCATTCAATTCACGTGAACCACTGTCTAATACTTCCCATTTACCAAATATAAAATCAGTATCATTATTAGAGACAACACACTGATATACCTTGTTATTGTACTTAACTATGCTTTGATTGAAGAAGAATGGTTCTGGTAACAATGCATAATCACCTGACTTGGCCATGTACATTGTACCGGTATCAGTTGTTAAATTAACAGCGGTGCCACCTATTGTTTCAGAGACAGTTACTGTAGTGGGCGTTACAGACAAGATATAATATACTTGACCAACTGTCAACCCGCCAAACACTGACCCAGTAAAAACAACTGGATCATTGACAGCAAAGTTAGTAGAACTTATTACTGTGACACTGTCCGTGCCGCCTCCTGTAGTAGCGGTTGCAGTTGTAGAACGAATTCCAATATACGTGAAATCATCGTATGCTACTGGTATTTGTAATAGTGAATCACTATATACTTGACATTGATTTGCTGAGATAACTTTTAAATAGTATTCTGTATTTGTTCCAGCTGGGGTACCTGAGCATATTAGTGATACTAATTCTCCATTTGTACCAATCGTGTTAACTGTCATTGTTAAATCGTTAACACCATCTGTTCCACCCAATTCACTACCGTTAATAGTTATTATATTGTCTATTGCATAGCCTGAACTATCATTCGTAACGATTACACGATATCCACCTAAAATAGAACTTACGTCAAATGTAGCCGGATCAGCTCCTGTTGGATCAGGAACTTGTGTCAAGTTTGTTTCACCTGCAGTTACCGTAGTTAGTGCAATTGGTGTTCCACCTAAGGTTGTTGCAACTTTAATGTAAGTTTCACCCAATGCATTCATTGAACCACTGTCCGAAGTTAAATCTACTTCTGTACCAGTTGGTGTTTCTGCGATTTTGAATGATGTACCACTAGCAATAGATTGTACATAATATTGGAAGTCTAGTTGTGTACCACCTAACGATGTACCATCAAATACTATTGGCATGCCTACGTAGAATCCGGCAGTGCTAGTACATATCAATGCATTACCCGCAGTAGTAGATGTAACTGTAGTTTCAATAGAATCTGCTTCAGTAACATAATACACTGTGCCAGCAGTTAGCCCACCATAAGTAGTATCGACTTCTATTGGCATATTAACATATATGTTGGTTAATCCACCGCTAGTATATGTTAAGAATGCCCATCCGCCGGTGCCTACAGTAGTTTCTGTAACTGTCGCAGGTATAACTCTTTCTATCAAGTTACTATTTGTATATGCAGGGTCATTAATTTGAGCTGATGTTGGGTAGAATGTAAACTGTTGACCATTAATTTGTCCAGGACTTACTGGCAAGCCAACATTCATTGTCATACTTCCGGTAGCTGTTGTTAGTGTTACTGTATCTGTTTGGTCTGTAACAGTACCTGTTAGTGTAGCAGTACCTGGATCAATCTCCCCGCTATTAATATTAGTAGAAACTTTAAACTGTGTACCACTGAATACTGATTGTACATAATATGTAGTACCTTCAACTAAGTTAGTAGTTCCACTAGCAACTGTAAAGTCGGTAAAGATAATAGGATCATTTACTGTCAAGCCCAAAGTACTATTACATGTGACTAAGTTTCCAGTACTAGTCATGCTAGTTATATTAAGCATTAATGGATCTTGCTCAGTCGAAATTGTGAATGTTTGGTTATCTGCTACAGTAGTTACGTAGTATGTTTCGTTTTCAACGATTCCACCAAATACATTACCTGTAAAGAATACTGGCAAATTAGTATAGAACTCTGATGTTCCACCTTGACCACTTAATGTTAATGGCACTGTCAGTTTATTAGTAGTTGCAGTAGTTGCAGTTACTTGTCTTAGACCTGGATAGTTGATATTTACTATTGTTGCAGGATTTACTTGACCAACATATAATATTAAACCTGCAACAGAGATCGCTTCTGCATTTAAAGAGAATACGGATCCGCCATCAGTCGCTGAGATTTTAATTTGACTATCATTTGTAACTTCTGCAACATAATATGTCGTACCATTTACTAATCCAGTTGTACCAACTGCACCTTCAAACTTAACAGGCATACCTACGTAGAAACCTATCGTTGGTCCAACTCCAGCTAAGCCTTGAGTAGTACCACCAGTAGATTCTATAATCGTAATCTTATTGTCTGCTACAGTTGCAGTGACATTTCGAGTACGTGAAGACCAAGTTAATGATTCATCATTTGCTACACTATTAATTTCAAATGCGGCGCCGGCTGCACTAGCCAATATACTATCTATTGGTGGCTGAGTAGATTGTAGGCTTATAGAAGAACTTGAAATACTTTCGCTATTGTTGTATAATCCTGCATAGAAACTTCCATAGAAAGCACCTGATTCCCAATCTGTTACACGTGATGTGTATGATGTTCTGTCAAAGCGCAATGTGATTTGGTTTTGTCTGATAGGCACACTGGTTGATACACAACTTGCTCTAGCACTTAAATTTAATTTATTATTAGAACCAGTGCCTTGATTGAACAATACAACTCTGCGTTCATCACTTACCGCATCACCGTAATTGGTATACAATGCTACAGTAAACGCCGGAGCAGTTTCTAATACATTGATATAGTAATATTGACCGTCGTCTAATCCACCAACTGCGGTAGTATTATCACCCACAACGTACTTAATCAAATCACCTGTTTGTAACAAAGGTGTATCTAGTACTATGGTATTTGTTAGGGTACTTACTTGAGTAGAATTGAACGATATTGATATAGATGGGTCGATTCTAATTTCAGGTAATACTGGATATCCAGCTCCTGGATCTATTACGTTTACTAGTAATACAGAATCCAAATACATTACTGCTTCAAGATGTGCCGCACGTTTTGGTGGACCGTATAATGTCTCATCATAATATGCAGTAACCTTAGGTGGCTCAGTGTAGCCACGACCACCATCTAATAATAACACAGCAGGAAGATCAATAATTAACTGTGCACCCGGTATGTGTTGTGTGATACTTGTACCATCTATACCACGTGTTAACCCACTCAACGTGCTAGTACTACGGTCTACGTTAGAATATGCAATCAACTCATCATCAATTAAAACTACGCCATTGATTGGGAAACCAAAGCTGTTGTCAACTGTGAATGAATTACTGTTCAACGAAATATATGATGACAATGTAGTTATAGGATAATCATTAACACCAGTGATGCTTAATCCAAAATTATTAAACCATTGACTATACGCTTGTGTTTCCCATATAGGATCTATTGGCAAGAATTCATATGCAGAGCTTGGATTTGCATACACTAATTCAGGTGATACAAATTGTTGTATACTTGAATCATACTGTGCTGGTAAATCAAAGTCAGTTATATCACCGTCATATACATCTTGACCTGTATATTTGAACAAGAATTCTTTAATCACCACGTGATAAGGCTTAACTTCATTTAAGTAACCTTGCAAGAAGTCTTGATTATCAGTTTGGAATACTTCAATAGGTAACAATTCACGAATAGTATGTCCAACATCAATGAATGATGTTTTATTTAACCATGGTAAATAATTTTGACTCTCAATAGTTTCTGTCTGAATATATTCAAATAATAGAATCAAACTCTTATTTCTATAGATTTGTAATTCTTGTGTATATATTTGCTCATTCAATGCTCGTAGTATGTAGCGAGTTTCTTGACTAGGGAATTCGTCATACGGTGTGGTGTCAAAGAAATTATCACCAAAGCCTAAACGTGCTTCTTCATAGTCCCAAAGTGTGCTACTAAATTCGATTGTACCATCTTCTAGACCTATGCGAGTCCATGTGCTATCATCATTGCTTCTATATACTTCAAACTTACCATTACCATTCTGTGCTACAGTAACTATAGTACCTGATGGTACTGCTAATGTTGATAAGTCTGCATACAAAGGAACACGTAATGCTGATTTCGTATTGTTGTTGTATCCAGTTGCCCACCAATCAATATAATTCCAATATTGTTGTGTGTCATAAAATAATTCAGTACCGCCAGTCCAGTTAGGATTGTTTACAGTACTTGGATTAACTGCCCCATCTTGGAACAAGAAGTTAGCACTTCTAGTCTCTGTAATTGGGAATTGAGCCAATACTTCGTTAGCATACTGTAGATAATTTTGTAATGCGCCAAATCTATTAACAAAGAAACTTTGTCTAGGTCTTGCATATATACCATACTGCACTGGTTTTGGTAAGTATGGGTCAGGAACTACTGCACCGGTTTCATCTACACCCGCCAAACTGTCAAGCATTCTATCGTATAAAGATTCAGGAGTGTCTATCGAATTTGTCGAAGGTAATCCAGGTAAGAAATCGTCTGCATAATTTGCACGAATTAAATTATACACGCTATGTGATTCGTCATCGTTTGTACCTGTACTAAATCCTACATGGAATATAGTATCGGTATTATTGATGTACGGGTCTGAATTGTATAGTGCGAATGCGTTAGGTAGCAATGGTGCAAAATAACTAATGCCTGAATTTATAGGATTTATAATATAATATTCAAGTATAGTATCAGATAAAGTCTTTCCTAATTTTGTAAAGACTATGTTTGTATTTCGTACCCAATAGAAATACTGCGGTACTAAACTTCCACGTGCATCTTGTATTAATTCAATGGCGTAGTTATCTGTATCATATGGTACTCCTGGTCCTTGATACTGTGATGGAACTACATTACTACTAATCCATGAGTAAATTGACACGTTACTACCCGGGAACACACGACCCCACCATTTGCTATTATAGGTAACATCTGGTTGATGGTAGTTTACGAATCTAGTATTACTTGTGTTGAACCATAGTTCACCTACTTGAGGAGATCCCCATACACCTGATCCTCTATTTGTAGTATTAGGTGAGTTATATGACGCAGGATCTGTATTTGATACGTAGTCAATATTCTCACGTACCGCACCTAACAATTTACCTTGTAATGGGTCAATATAGTCTAAATTCTCAAGTGTATTATTAGTGATTGCACTGTATAACAAACCATTTTGAATGCGTGATGTATCAACGATTGGAGTAGACTCTCTGAATACTACCCAGTCTTGTTCGCCAATAATATTTGTATAAACAACTACTTGTCCGTTAACAAAACTAGGTCTAAACTGAGGTGAACCAACTATTACTGTATAATTGTTGAAATCTATTGCTTGACCATAATATGGCTGATTGCCGTATTCTTGATTAATATCATTTACACTTTGTGCGTATACAAAATTACCAACGTTTAATAAATTCTCGTTGTAGTTTGATAGATAATCAAACATGTATACTGCACCAGCGTTAACAAACGGGTCTACCCACTGTGTTGTATTGTTGTCGAATATAGTATCATTATCAAAGTTTTCATCATCAGTTGAATCAAATGTTGTACCTGCAAATCTTGTTCCAGTCGGGGCACTTACAATGAATGATCCAAATTCATTGAATTTTATTTTTTCACCAAATTGTGTTGCACCACCAACGTGAGGGCATGTCACTGTTTGTGTTAATGTATATGGAGTTATACCCATGCCAGTATATGCTGTAGGGCTTAATGCGGCTACATTTAACTTATCGTTGATAGTAGCAAGTGATGCGTTAACTAGACTAATTACTAATTTGCCATCAACATTTGCGGCCTCAACATTAGTAATTCTGGCTGCATTGATTGCATTGGCTGCACCTGTTGCGCCACCGATTGGCAACGTCACTGCAAAACCATTGATTAAAATTGTCTCACTAGCAGTTAAACTACAATCAACTGTGCCAGTAAGCATTCCGTATTTTCCGCCACCGTTAGTGAATCTGTAGACTGCTCCTTCACCTGTAGTATCACTTAATTGAAAAGGTGCACCAACTAAAACTTCTGATGCATACTTGTTAACAGCAACGCTTTGACCAAATTGCGTACCTACTCTAGGAGTAGTTCCTGTAGACAATGTTTGCATTAATACAAATGTTGAACTACTCAATGTAATAATGTCGCCGGCGGTTATGTTACCGTACATGTATAATACATTGCCTATTACTGCATACTGATCTTCAGAGATAAATGTACCGTTAACAGATACAAACACAGGTTGTGTTTGTGCATTTAATGTCATAGTACCAGTATCAGAAGACAACGTTACTTCATCACCAAATGTTACTGCTGTTACATTCAAGTCACTATTTGCTACAGTAAATGTAGTACCACCTATAGTTGTAGATATAGTGATAGCGTCATAATCAATAGTGTCAATTGTTACGGTTGTAATTGATTTTATATAATATTTTGTTCCAGATACTATGTTAGAAGTACCTGTTTCACCGTAGAATACAATTGGTGCATCTACTACAAAATCTGAATTACTGCTTACACGAATTTTATTACCTGTTGCATATGTAGTATCAACTGTAGCCGTGTACTTGCTAGTCGATAATGTTACTTGGTTAGCAGGAGAGAAGGTGTCACGTACATAATATACAGTGTTCAATGAGATATCACCAAACACTGGACCAGTAAATACAGCCGGTGTACCTACAGACAACCCTTGCAGTGTATCTACATTTATTTTGTTAGATACTGATGTGGTTATACTTGCATTATATGCAGTAGTATTGGTAGCAACCGATAAGTTAAACAATAATGGGATGAACTGTTGACTTGAAGATTGTGCTTCAAAGTTCTGATACAGCCTGTCAAAGATATAGCTATAACCAGAATTGTCAATTGTTGCACTATAGTTTTGATCCGGTGTACCAATTACTAAAGTATGACCGTAATAATCAGTAGATAGTGAATATCCAAATTGATCTAGTCCACCAACTCCAGTGATTGATATGATGTTTACATATTCATACTTTCCAGTTATCTGTGATTTACGATATACATACACCCTGTTATTCACTGTATCAGAAACGTATAACCAATTCTGATCTCCGGAAATTGCGGTTGCGGTTCCCCAATTTGTTATTGAACTTGATGGTGCTTGAATTGGTTCTTGAATTAATACAAGACTATCAGTCAATGTGTTAGATACTAATTGATAGATGCTAATAGTTCTATCACCTACTGTTGCTCCAGTAGGTTGTGATACAGCAAATGTATTATCTGAATAACTTATTGTCGTACCAAAAGATGCAGAACCAGTATATGTTTGGAATAGTTCATATTGTTCAGTCAATGCATTGTAAATATATCTGTATACTTCACCTGCATCAGCATCAGCAATTAAGTAACCAACATTGTCGGTATATGCTACTGCACTACCAAATGTCTGTGAATTAGATTTTACGATTTCACTGTCATATGTATAGTTCAAACTCTTGCGATAAACTTGCCAGCTACCTTCATTACCAAGATCAACCCATGCTTTATTTTTGACAAATTCATTGTCAAGTAATGGTAAATTGATAATGTCACTAGGTTCTTCAGCACGATGTGACTGGAACTTAAAGCCAATACCTTGACCGGTAATAGATTGTATAGCAGGGTCCAAATTAGCAGAAACTAGAACTGTATACGGATCAATAACGCTTTGAACAGTATAGTATCCATTGATTCTGTTGTTAAAGTTAGTCACTGCAAATGCTGAATACTTTGCCAATGTTTGTGCTGTTGCAAATCGTATAGTAATAGTACCATTTGATAGATTTTTTGCTTCTACAACTGTACCCAAAGATAACGGTGACATGATCTGCCATGTACCTTGCAAGTTAGCAATCCAAACATAATCACCTTGATACAATCTTGTTATAGGTGTTTCAGCTCCAGTTAGTCCAAAATAGTAATATGCATGTATTTTTACATCATCAAAACTTACATAGCCGGCATCCGGGAATAATATATTAGGTGTGTCTATAGGTAACGTAGGCAATACATTAGGGTTAGTGATTGGTCTACCGTAGTTGAAAATATTATACAACGGAACTTGTTGTTGTATTCCTTGAGTATATACACCGTTAGTCAATTCTACTGTAGATGGGTTACCAGTTAATTCTGATTGGTTTAACTTAAACTCTACAAAGTTACTGTTTAATACACCGCCAAATTCACCTGCTTTAATTGCCCAATTTTCATACACTTCATAATCAATACCGCCTTGTGGCAAGCTTGCACCTTTAAATGCAGATACTGCATTCAACGTACCTTTGTTCTTAATAAAGTTTTTATACACATTAATCTGTGTAATGTCTGTTAAGTCAGCAAGAGCCAAGTAATCACGTGGACGATATCCAATTAAGCTGAAGCTTAATAAGTCAGCGTCATTTTCTAAGTTAGCCTTGTTTACATCATAGTACAATGTGCTCTCATAGCTACGTGTACTTGAGTTAGGTAGTAGACCTTTTTGTATTTCATTATAGTCTGTTTCTTTCCAGTCACGCTCATCAAATATTTCACTAGCTTGAATTATTTTTACTGCTATCCAATATTTGTTTTTATACTTGACAATAGATCCAGTCGTATACTTTGTTTCGTTGTTCCACTCAATGATGTTGTCTTGGTTGAGTATAAAGCCTTGAGCATCAATTGTACCGTTCCACTCAGCAGTTTTAGTACCACGTACAACAATACGTTGCTGGCGCAAGCCTGTTATCAAATTATAAATGATATCATCAAACAATGTTACGTTGTCAAATACAATACCGTGTTCAAAATTGCTAATATTAAATTGACCATACGCAACAGTATCACCTTGATTTAAAGGTTGTGCTGTAAACAATGTACCATCACGCACAATTGACATGTCAACTGATTGTATTGGATATAAGTTTTGATTTAAAATAAAGTTTTGTTGTTGGAGCGTCAATGGTTGAACAATGTAACTATCTTTGTTAATAGAAATCAAACTAGCCGCAGGATTTAAATTGATAAGACTACCAGACTCCCATCCACTTTGTGCCCAATATAAGAATTCAGCAATCATTTGATTCCATGAAACTTCTAGTCCAGTTTCGATTTGGTCAAACAATACACCCTGAGTAGATAAGTATCTACCATATGAACTTAAAAATACTGCAACTTCTTGTAATGAATAGAATTCAGTTCCATATGATACTACCGAGGTAGTATTGTAATAATCTTTAGGTACTTGCACAGACAAATTCTGCATAGTAATTCTGTCATAGTTACCATTTATTTTAGGATTTGATATAGTAAAATATGCATTAGTCTGTGAGTTACCATACACCTTAAAATAACCCTCAGGTGTACTTTGAACTATCACTCCACTGTAAACAATACGTTCGAATGGTTGATTGTCATATAATAATACACCAAAGCTTTCATCAGGGATTAGCAATGATGCGTTATTACTATTAGGAGTTCCTTTTTCGACATAGAACTTTAACAAATTCTTATCACTGAAACCGGCTAAACGATACACTAAACGTACATCCAAGTTGTCTAACAAATCAGTGATGTTTTGTGTTGCATCGATGCCAATTTGTTTTTCGTAGTCAACGACCCAGTTTATATAACTTGTCTTAGGAGTACCATTGCCGTATATTTCTACATCACTGATTACTAAGTGGCTTCTGTCATTGACTAGATATTGATTAAATTCTAAATTGTACTTGTAGTTGTCAACGTCAACACCTAAGTTAAAAAATTCTGCAGGTTTAGTCAACGCATACAATTTCATTAAGTCGAATGGCCATGAACTACTTCTACGATAACTGAACTCAGTTGGACCAGTGTCTCCTACAACCCAATCTCTGATAAATGATTGATTAGAATAGTTACCAACGATTGCAATAAACGGTGATACTAAATCACCAGCAGTATCAACAGGCAATACTTGTAATAATTCAGGTCTTACATATGCTTCATTGATATATGGTGCACCATCATTCCAAATATAGCCGGCAGCTAAATCACCCCACAATACTAAGTTATCACTTGTGTAAGGTGCTGAACCGTATCTTGTTGCCCACCATGTTGGTTGATTTGCAAAGCCTAACATTTCCCAAGGTTTAGTATCTGGGTTACTTGTGTCATAGAAGTATTCGTATATACCTCTCCAGTAACCTTGTGGTATTGGATCTCTATTTATTTTATTACCACTACGATTGTAGTTGTAAGTGTATTGATTGTTGGCATTGTATACTTGTTTTTTATAATTAACACGATTCTGTCCTACCCAGTTTAAGAAGTTAACAGAATATATCTGTTTTATTTCATCTAAACTATAGTCAGTTGTTCTCCAGAATCCGGGTATAACATCTGATTCATTGATAGGAATAACATTACTTAATTTTAAGTTGTTGTAAACACGTTTTTCAAATTCTAATAAAACTTTATCTCTAAAATCAATCAGTTGTCCGTCAATATAATCACCGTACAATTTATTATATGAACCATCGTGTCCTACAATAAAATATGTAGGGTTTGCATAATTATTGTCAAGTATAACTTGAGGAATTGTGCTTGGGTACAATCCTAACTTAGTAGGTGTGTTAGGGCAATAGCTACCGTATGTTTGATTATATTCATTAATAGTAATTTGATCGCCTGGCAACAAGTCAGTTTCAACTGTTAGTGCAGGGCTCGTTGAGCTTACAGTGTAGTCAATTCCCTTTATCAATTGTGTATTCTGTGCCACACCGTCGGTTGTTCTTGTTAGATATACTAAAATACCATAGTAGTTTGCAGTATCATAATTATAAATTCTACTCAATGGGTATATTGATACGTCTAAACTATTTGCAAAACTATATGTGTTGCTGATATAGGCTGCTTTACTTGGCAACATATCACTCCAGAAGAATGATTCGTCTTCTGTTTTACTAGCAGTTATTTGATCCAATGCATCATCTAGCATGTATGCAGGAGAATAGTATCGGCTATAGTCAGTGTTGTTAACTGTGCTAACCAATAATGTTTTAAAATTAATATATTCTTTGCTGTTAAACATCAATGCATTGAATAAATTGTGATTTTGTTTGCGAAGGAATGTGCCAGGTAATACTAAGCTTGCACTATTCTGTATGATTCGATTACCCCATGGCACAAGATTACCTAAGTCACGATAGTTGTTTGCACCAAACACAACGCCGGTAGTGTTAGGGTTGTTGTAAAAAATACTTTGATATTGACCACGAATATCACCCACGTTTGCTACAGTAATATCTTGATTTAACGGGTTATTGTTCAAGTTAATAGGTATAGAATAATATCCAACGCTACTTACTTGATTACTTAAAATTGATACTTGAACTACTGTATCGACTAACGGATCAGGTACTGTAAAATTAATTACTGTGCTATTTGGTCCTACAGTTACTGTATAATTACCAGTTTGCAATACGTTGTTAACATATACTTGTAAAGTAGGCCATACGGATGCGTCTGGACTAAGCATTGATACATCACATGTGTATGTAGTTGTAGGTGCACTAGCATAGTAATTGAATTCAAATATTTGATATTGAACACTATTACCAACTGCCGTTTCCCAACCAATTTGTCTGTACTGTTCACCTAATTCAGTATAGTTATACACATAACCTGTGTTAACTTTTTGAGTTATAGGTGTAGTTCCTCTAACATAGTTGAATGTGTCTGCATTAAGTGATACATCAAAACTAATGTCACCTACGTTGTCTATTGAACTGTAACGTATTGGGAATCCTAAAATAGAATCATCTAATCCTGATCCCAACCCATATGCAAATAACTTAGTACCTTCAAATGAACTACCTACATAGTAATTACTATTAGATAGACTTATTCCATTTTCATCAAAAATATCAAACAACGGTGGTTGATTAACTGTTGTTTTTTGTTGTGATTCAAACCAATCAATACCGTCAAAGTAGAAATCTTTACCTTGATAGTTAAATCCTCTGAACGCAACAGTCTGTTCTAATGGAAGAACTTCGCCATCATCTGCAGGCGTTAGGGTAATAACAGGAGTTGACAGTTCTGCTATTGATGAAAATCGTACAACATATATTTTGTCTTTTACATTTTCATTTGTGTCTGCGGCAAAGACAACCCTAGCACCATCAAATAATGCATAGTTATCATTTTGACCATCGTTAGCAATCAATGAAGCTACGGTAGTGCCACCAAACGTGTAGTTACCTAACCATGTAACTGTCAATGTAGTAACACCAGATGCAACACTAATATTGCTAATTTGTGAATTAGTTGGTAACAAATTAGTTGAATCATTTATGTATTGACCAACTTGGAATGCACCAGTAATATCTGAAGTAGCCATTGAGATTGTGGTAGTTGTACTTGCGGTAACGCTATTAATTGTAGCTGTGTACGCAGTATATACTTCAACATCTGGATAATAATTTTCTTGACCAGCAACATATTCAAATGCATCAGTTGTTCTAAAATCAATAAAGTCGATAGGCGCTTTACCTAAGTAGCCAGAGTTGAATAATCTTAAGTTAGGGTAGAACTCAATGATTGGGCGTTTTGCTTTATTTGCTTGTGTAGCCGCTATAGTTACAAAATTTGGGTTATTATTATATGTTGCAGTAGCGTTGATAACATCAATGTGGAACCAACGATTACTACGTGACCATGGATTTTTGTTAATGCTATTTCTAGCAATTGTAATGTAATCTTGAGTTACTGGTATATACAGGTTACTATCGTAATTACCAATATCATATGGTAAGGTGTCATATGGTATGTAAGTGCTTGAAGTAAATGGTTCTGGTGCTATTAAGTCAGCAACTGGTATCAACTGAATCGCAGTACCTACACCTTCAACATAGTATTGAACATTCTCGTAGCTTACAGGGTATATGTCACCTTGAAATACTACCTTTAAACCATTAGTGAATTCTACACCGTTTGGTGCTGTATATTGTATTTTACCTAATATGTCTTCTAATATATCAATACGATTGGTAGTGTTGCTGTCAATTATACGTAGTTGACCAACTTTGTTACCAGAAGTACCATCTTGGTAGTACAACACATCTAATATTGCACTGTTATATGGTACTAAATTAATTGTTCCGGCAACGTTTCTATAAAATTTTCTAGCTATCCATTCAGTACCATATTGTGCAGTAATTTTTTCATTAGTAGGAATAGGTCCAACTTCGACTAATCGCAATACTGGATCACTTATATCACCTAAATAAGTTATACGATAAAACGTTGCGCTTACATCAGTGTAGTAGCCTTCTTCGTTTAAACCTTGATTAATATTAGCAACTAATCCTGAACCACTTGCAGTAGTGACAGCATAAGGTGTTACACCTACATCAAACAAGTTTTGTGCGATAGTGAATTCAGTAGAACTAATAATAGAGTTTACATAATATATTGTATTAGGAAATACAGTATCATATGTTAGTATTCCACCAAACGTAGATCCATTAAATGTTATAGTTTGTCCTACTACTAAATTAGCAGTAGAAGAACATGTTATGACATTACCAGTGGAATTAGTAGAACTGATAGTAATTGTTTGTGCAGGTACTAAATTATTGTTTACATCAAAGTTAGTTTCATCAAAGAAATTACTGATATAACCCTGTTCATTTGGTATACCGGTATTGTAAAACATTACAGTAAGACCGTCTAACGAACTAATACCGTCGATGTTTCCAACAGTACTTAATAATTGCCCATTGATTTGATCGTAAGGTGTAGTAGATACTACATCAACTATGTTGTTACCTGGGAAATTATATTCATCTAATGCGTCTTTTGGCGGGACAGTAAATGTTACTATACCCACTTCTGCGCCATTATTAGTAACACCAAATACATCACGTGTTTGAACGTTTGTTTGTGTAGGGTCTAAACCAGTTACACCAGGGGCACCTTGAATCCAAAACTGACTATCTTGGTTAACACTGAATCTATATGTACCACCACGTAATAATGTTAGTGTAGGGTTAGTAGACCCCTGTGTTTGTCCATCAGCAGTTACATTATATCCGTTAGGTGCATCAGTGATAATATAATCGGTTGCATTAAAAACAATGTCTGTAGAAATTGTTACTGGATCAGGACCTTCTGGCAACCAATAGTATTGATTAAAGTTAATGATTTTATCTAAGTCAGTAAAACTATCCCATGAATAAAATTGGCTTTCAAACAATCTATCATTGTTATTTGTGATACCACCTTCTAGTTTCAATGCATCAATGATGCCTGGATAACTGATAAAATCTTGAGCGATTCCTGTGTCTTTCTTTAAGAAAGCTACGCCAGGATCTAGTTGATAATCTGTTCGTGTTTTTGTTGGCTCAATTACATATTTGTTTTTTGCATTTATGCCGTAGCCAAACTTAGTACCAATGTAACCTTCAATACGTTCCGTATTTGGTTGGTCAACAATTTGATCCAATGTAGCCGCTAAAAACTGAGCATTGGTTGTTGTTTTAAAAATGTCTGGTAGAAAGTTTAGTGTTCTAATTCTTGTACTTGTGGCCATATTAAATCTCTATCAATTATATTACTTATCTTATTTGCAATTCGGCGGGTGTGAGTGCGGCTATTACCTGCACGTCAGATGCTGTGGCTGCGTTTTGAAAGATTTCATAAGGGGCACATTTAATTTCATATAAGTCACCAAAAGATTGTGTAGGGTTGTTAGGTACAAGTACCACTGAGCTAATTATTTCTCCTAATTGGTCATGTAGATACGCACTCAATTCAGAGAAATAAAACGTGTCTCCAAAGTTCCAGTTATTAATATTAAAATAACTATTCATTGAAGATAATACTGCGCTACGAATTTCGCTATTACTTGCATTAGTATTAGCGGCTTTAACTACTTTGACAGTAGCACGTAATGCAGGTGCGGCTTTTGCACCAAATAATGGTTTGAATATAACACTGTTAGGTATTAAACTGTCACTTAACATCTTATAATCTTGTAGTTTACCATATGACTGATTTAACTCATTAATAGTAGGTTTGTTTGGTTCTGAAATAGTACCAGTTGTGTCTTGTATCCAATTTTGATATTGTGTATAATAAGATTGTGTTACTAGATACAAATCAATAATGTTTGTTGTTGCAGGATCAATACGTGTAGTATTATTACTATTGTGACGATACTGGAACTGAAGACCTTGACGTCCATACTGAATCGAGTATTGTGGTTGCTCAACTAACACATAGAAAGGCGTGTTTACTGTATCATCTTGTATTGATGTGTAAAACTTATTTTCAGAATAGGCGTAGAACAATTGTCCTTCAGGATATTCATACTTTACAACTTCAATTTGAGTCTTAGTGGCATATACGTAATTTACACTAGTGCTAGGTATGATTTGATAACGAGACAAACTAATAGCATCTTCAACTAATTCAAAGAAGGTGTATATCCCTATGTTAGAACTATTAGGTTGATAACCTGTTATAGTAGTAAAGAAATCAGGATCATTGATAATTGTTCTATCGTTAACATCAATACTAGCTACTTCTACTTCAAAGTCGTTGATATAACCATCACTCTCAACTGTCTGCCCTAGTATACTTATTTGCACTGGTTTACTTAATGGATAGTTAGAATTGTATTGTGTATTTGTAGCAAGCACTTTTACATAGTCTTGCAATACTTTACCTGTAAAGGGGTCATATACTAATTTACCTGTTTCAAAATTGAAACGGGTATCTGCTACGCTTCCAAAGTAATATTGTAAACTTCTGTAGGCTATTTGATAAACATTGTTACCTAAGCTATTAAAGTTAACAAACCAGTTAGTAGCATCATATGCTTCTACACTCCATCTATCTTGTGACACAAGTAATGAATTGTTGAAAACTAATGAGAAGTCTTGATTCAATTCCATTCTAGTAATACATTCTTGTATCACTAGTGCTGGCAATGAATTATCAAATGCAGGTATGATTTGTGTTACTATTACACCTTCAGGAACATATGCATTTAATGTGACCGGACCAGTTCCATTACTAAATTGACCTTCACCATTATTATAACCATCACCGATAACATTAAGTACAGTAGTCCAAATATATGTAGGGTTACTTGAACCAGCAATACCTGCTACCAAACGATTATTACTATCAAAGTAATACCCAGCCGGTGCAGTAAGTTTTAACATAGCACCTTTAGTGGCATATTTCATGCTATATGTTGAATATGTGCCAATTGGAATAGCTACTTCATCACTACCACTTAAATTATAAAAATATCCAGTAACACTATTAGCATCAACAGTAGATTCTTTCCAATAAACAGTACCATCACCTGTCGTACTGTTAACATTATATCGTGTAAAGTTTTGTAAGTAATATTGTCTTGCTCTATTGTCTGCAAGTTCAGCGGCCAAAGTAGTTGTTAAAAACGTAATAATGTCACCGGTGGTAGAGATGGTTAATCCCAAATTACCATTGTTACTATTTTGGTATATTGCGCCGTCATTTGCAAATGAATTAGTGCTGGAGTATTTTCCGGTTGGGTCTAATAAATCTAAATTTTTTGACACACCAATTGAACTACGGTTAATTGCTTTGCTTTTAATAATTGAATTATATAATGTGTATGGGAAGTTGTTGTAATCTTCCCCATTAACCATTCTGTTCTGTGTATAATAGCGGGCAGGGGCTCGTTGTTTAATATTTGCTAGTGTTTCTCTTGCTTGTGCGTTTGATACAGGTAGTTGTAATTCTAATCCTAATGTAAGTGCTTCTGTTCGTCCTGCTCGACTAATATAATTAATTGTGACACTTAGACCTTGCATTTCAGTTGGGTCAATAGTATATGTCAATGCATTGCCTGCACGAACATATGATCTAAATGTACCAACTGGAATCTCAGAAAATACTCCGTCACCAAAACTGTAACTTACTTGGTCGTTATAACGTGACACGACCGAGAAGATTTTCTTAGCACTAGTTTCTGTTTGTAGATATGCATCGGCATACACATTCTCTACTTCTTTCCATAGTGTTCTTGTTACTATACTAGTGTTGTCTGTACTCAATTGAAACAACCAAGTATCTGTATTGTTAACACCTTGAATATCACTAATGTCTACAACTTGATTGCTAATTTGTTGCTGTAGGTTGAAATCATAATTCTGTAGTCTTCCTTGTTTGAAGTAAAAGAAGAAACCTGTGTTTGGGCTACCGTAACCTAATCTGTCGTTACGATATACCATATTCATTTTACCTGTTGGTGCAGGTGGAATTTCATATACATAATCTTCATCCAAACTTGTAACGCTTACCAGTTCAAAATTCATTGTTTGATTATCAACTACTGATGAGAACGGAACTACTGGTAAGTTACCACCGGGAATATTGATTGTGTACTCGTCAGTTTTTATACCTAATAGTTGTGCTGAATTACCAGGTCTACCTACACGTTGAGTATTGATTAGTGTAGCATTTACAATAGTGTTATATTGATTTAACCAGTTAGAGTTTGCTGGATCATTCCATAATACTGGAACATTGCTTAAGTTAAATCCATTGATATCAGTGATATCTTCTGTTGTTTGTATGCTGGTTACTTTGATGTAACCTTGTGCAGTTAAGTTTCGTTTAGCGTTATAACTGACTAAGTTGGCTAATTTAATAACACTATCTCTACGTTCAGCAGTGTCAATAAAATTTTCACGTGCATTTAAGTCATTGCGGAACGCTAGACCTTGACCCATAAACGCAATAATGTCTAGTAGAGCGATGAACTCACTAGATTCAATGAAGTCATTAAACGTCTCCGGATAGTATACTCGTAGATAATCTATGAAGCTTTTACGCAAAGTTTCATAGTCGTAACTTTTAAAGTCGGCCTCACGGAAGGTCTGGTAAATTGCTTTCCAGTCATTGACGCCAAATATTGCTGATTGTCGGGAACTTGTAGCCATAAGTAATCTCTTTCAAGTATTTATCATTATAAAAATACCGATTTTTGATTACTGTATGGCTGCTACGTTAGTTAGATTGTTGAAGAAAACGCTTAATAGTTGAGCGTTGTTGAATGGTGCTATCGCTAATTCTACTTCAATTAATATGCCATTTTCTTTAGGAAATGCTTTGACTGAGTTAAGAATTATTCTAGGATCAGAACTGGCTACTCTGCGTATCTCATCTTGCAGTTGAAATTGAGTATCAGCAGTATTAGGTTCAAATATAAAAGACCACAATGTTGTTCCGTAACCCGGTTGACCTACTTTTTGTCCTTGTTGAATGTTCAACGCATTCAAAAAGTCTTGCAGTACTAGTTGTTCATTGGTCAGTTTAAACTTTTTTCCTGGTATCACAGCTTGAGTCGTAGATCCATAACCGCCACCCGTACCAGGTGTCAGATC